ATGGCTTAATTTCAATTGGTTTCGATACATCCACCTTATCAGTTAAATCAATTAAGGTATCTAAATAAAAATTATCTCTAGGTTCTATTATTAATCTTTTAGGGTCAATGCTACTAGGTTCGATATAAAGATTAAAAAGGTTAATTACTGAAAGTAAAAAGTCGGTTTGTTTAATGTCACTAGGCAAACAGCTTGCAAGTTCCATTACACCTCCAACTTGTATTTCAGCATTAATAACAGCATTAAAATATGAACCTGCTTTTAAAACTACATCTACTGTTGTAACTATATTTTTTAATTGAACCTCAATTTCATCACCAACTTCTAAATAATCTGTAAAAGAAAAATTCTCTCTAAATGTATCAGTTGGAGAAAGTGAAATTAGGTATTGTGGTGTTGCAAATATTAAACTACCATTTTTTAAAACTTCATAATTAAAAAGACCGCCACCGCCACCAGCTATGGTTAATTCCATAACAGCATTCACACCTATTGTATAATTGCCATTTTTTTGAGCAGTAAATTTAAATGTTGTGTTATCGTAGCCACTTGGAACAGTATTTTGTACTATATTGTTAAAAGGCAGAACATAGGTAGGATTAGTACTTACTAAAGTTACACTAGCACTATCGGTTAATCTGTCAGCTTCAAATGTATTATCAGTTACTTGCTGTTCAGTTAGTAATGGTTTATTTTGAGTAGCAGGAACAACTAACTTTGTATAATGCCCACTTGTAAAAAAGTTTGAACTATATCTATATCCTGCATCCTTAAAAATTGCATCGATAATTACCTTTAAAAATATTTGAGGTTTCCAATCCTTTGTATAGTACCCTCTTTGATTATTGCTTAAACCTAAATCAATTAATCCATAATAATAACCAATAGCTGCGCTTGGTGTCCAACTTGTAACCATGTTAGCAAAAGTCCAATCATGGTTAAATGCTGATAAGTTAAGTTCATTTAGTTTCTTATCGCCTAAATCTTGAAATAAGTTTGCTGTTTTGCCAATTATTATTATTTCGTATTCAATTTCATAATCATCTAAAACATTAATATTAGTTAACTGCAAGTAACCTTGTAATTGAACTATTCCATTTTTATAAAGGATTGCATCAGCTTTTAAACTAGGGTTAAAGTCAGGTGCAAAGTTATAAGTGTTATCGTTCTGAACTGATCTTGCAAGATTGAAAATGTTGCTAAAAATATTATTGTTATTTGAAGTACCTGGCAAAGTAATTGTTTTGCTGAAATCACTTTTGCGCTCTGCAATATTTTGAATATCTACTATACTTTTGTTAATTGGTATTGAAACATTATCGTATAAGTCTAACTCATACTCAACTATGTTTTCGCCTGCTACTTGGTTTATTATTAATCGGTTTTGGTTCATTATAAGCTTTGTCTATAACGTGAGTAGCTGTATTCAATTTCAAAGGTTACGTTAAATAACTTTCTATCAGTTAAAAAGGTTTTAATTTCGTAACTTGAATTTAAAATATTAACCGCTACAAAATCAGTTGGGCTACGTTCAAGATAAATAATTGGTGACGTTGCCAATTGCTCAAATAATGCGCTTTGTTCTTCGCTAATCCAATCGCTATTAATGGTAATTTTATCATTTATTGTTGTGTTGTAGTTGGTTTTTAGCCTATCACTTTGGCTATATCCAATCGGTAATGGTGCTTTAAATTGTTTTCTATCAATTGACATGGCATTGATAGTATTTTTATTGAAGTTAAACGCTTCAAACCCTCCTAATTTATTCATCCAATGCAGCCTAATTGTTTCATATTGGCTGCAATCCGTATTAGTAGTAAATCCTTTTTCAGCCACCACAACACTACCAGCAATTAATCTTATTAAAATAGTTGTTGGAAAACTAATTGCAGGGTATAAATCAAATAAGTATTTACCTGCATTTATATTAAATAGATATTCATTTGGTGGCAATGTTACATTATGCTGTACTGGTCCTATTCCATTGGCTGATAGTTCTATTTTAGTTACAATTCTATTAGGGTCAAAGAATGTTAGTATTCGATTTTGTGTTGGTTCAATTTTTTCAGACTCTGTTAAATCAGCATTTAAGAATCCAAACCCACTTACATTACAATCTAAGTAAGCAGTTGGTGAGTAATCCTCAAAATCAAATATTGCATTCGTAGCTAGTTTAAAGTTTGAACTATTTGGACTTGTTGGAACACTAGCTAAAACACCGCTTAAAGTCGGGACACCACTTACATCGTATAACTCTCGATATTCAGTATAATAATTAATTCTTGATTTAGTGTTTGCTGCTATCCTTGCTGCAAGTGCATTGCCAAAATCAAAGCTAACATAGTTTTTAAGTACGTTGCCAACATCAAAAGTTAATTGAGTGCTGCTAGGTTGCTTAGGATATTTTAAGCGTGCTAGTGGGTTGTTTGTTCCACCTATCTCGTTTACATCAACTATAAAATTAAAGTTAGGCTGCGAAGTCATGTTTGAACTGACTGTATAAGGTATTTGATTATATGCAGCCATTGGTCCTGGACTTGATAATATTGTAATTGCCATTATTTAATTATTGCTAGTTTTATTTTAGTTCCTATTTCTTTGCTCAATGCTCGGTTTAATATCTTTAATCTTTTATTACCAACTGCAGGCTCAACATAATTCATCGGTTTAATACCGCCTATTTTAGTTGCTACTGCCATACCTTGTGCAGCCTTTTCGATTAAATCCATCTTAGCAGTTTTCTTTTTAGTCTCTCTGTTTGTTTTATAAAGACTTTTTCTTTTGCCACCTATCTTGGCTGTCTTCATTCCTGTCCTTGCGATATACTCTTTAAAACTTTTTAGCATGTCAGGCGATACCCCTAAGTTCTTAAAACTATAATCGCTATTAGGTGCTTTACTTTTATTAAACACTCCTTTTACACCTTGATTAACAAAGTCGTAATAATCAGCACCTATTATTTTAATTCCTAATGGTCTTGGGTCAGGGTACATAGTACTTGCTAGTGTACTTGCTTGTCTAGTTCGTGCTTTGCGTGTAATTATCTTGCGCATTATTCCGATTGACTCATTAGCCCAATCTAAATAAATCTTATCAATGCCACTTGACAATTCAGTTTCAAAGTTTTGTAAACTTTCACCATACTTACTTCCTATGTCCTTTGCGCTGCTTGCCATTTTAGTTTATCATCTTCGCTTTTATCTTTATAGAAAACTAGCGTGTTTAAAAATTCAATTATATTCATGTCCTCGTAATAACTCCACTTACTACGGTCATTATTTGCTAAATTGTTAATCGCTACAATAAACCCCCATTTGCTTTCAAAACTTTGTCCATTATTGGCTGGACTTTCTCCTTCGCTTTCACTGCTTCCAATTCCAAATAAGTTAGGATATTGTCTGCTAATTCCTTGTAGTACCTGCAAAAAAAAAGCATGATAGGATAAGCAGTATCAATTTTTAAATGGTTGTAAAATAAATCGGCTACCTCTTTATGGTTTATACCATCGTATTTTTTAGCCTTACCTAGCCAATTAGTTTCAACACAAATAGCTGCTAAAATATTATGTATGTTAGCTATTATATTAGCCTCGTCCTTGCAAAAAGAAGTAGCATCAATGTATTGCGCTGCTGTTAGTTTTTGAGTTTGCCAAACACATTTAAATCGCCTGCCTTTTACTTTGAATATCATTTTAACTTTAGCATCTTTGTTTAGCAGTTCAATTTTATTAAACTCTTTTAACGCTTCGGTTAACTTTTCAATTGGCATACTTTCAATTTCATCAAACGTTTTACCACTCAATTCAGCTAATAATTTTATTTGCCTATTAAGTGGGTCGGTTTCTAAATCCGAAATCGTTTTACATTTTAAAAATTGCCCTATTGTAATTTGTTTGAATATCATTCTCTTTTAAATATAAAAATTTTACTTTTTTGCTAAATGCTAATTGTGGCATATTTACCACTAGGTCGGTTGTTTAATTTATTGAGTGCAAAATATCTCATTGCATCAATTGCATGGTTGCTGTGGTCAATTGGATTGCCTGTTAGTTTACCATCTCGGTCAGTTGCCCAAACATATGAGCGCAATTCTTTAATTAAGTTGATTGAGTTTTGAGTTACAAAAAAAGGTTCACGCTTTAAAATATCAATTCCAATTTTGATACTATCAGCCCCTTTTTTAGCAGGTGTAATTAAAAAACCTTGTCGCCTTAACTCTTCGATTGATTTAGGTTCGGCACTATCGGCAACTATTTCGTAAGGTCTGCCTATGCCCTCTGCCTTTAAAAAGTTACCTATGTCTAAATTAGTCATGTTAGTTCGGTATAAAACTTCATCAAAATAAAGTTGATTGTTAGTTTTGTAAACTGCTACTAATGTCGTAGGGTCATTCGTAAATCCAAAATCCATTCCAAACCCTAGCAACTTTGCATCAGTTGGAACGCTTGGAACTTGCTGCCAATTATCAAACACTACACCTTGTAAACTACCTATTTGACCTAGTCCGTAAACTTTCCACCAATTAGCCCAATAGCTTGACAATTGTGCTTTCACTTCTGCTTGCTCAATGTCATGTATAATCGTGTCGGGTAGTGCTTCATTATCTTTGTATGTTAGAATTATGTGTTCGCTGTCATTGTCTTTTAAAACTTCGGTATGCGCCCAAAATTCAGCAGTTGGATTAAAGTCTAACCATATTTCGCCACTTGTTCTTATTGCTAATTGATGGTAGGCTTCAAAACTAATATTATTAGCTTCATTTATGTATAGTATGTTTCTTCTCGCACCTCGTAGTTTACTTTCTTGTTCAGCACTAAAAAACTCAATGTAGCTACCATTAGCAAACTTATATGTTAATAATGTTCTGTTCCAATTACTATCAACATATCTGC